CCAAGCTGCGGCCGCCCAAAATATAGTCGTCGAAATTTCGGGTTGAGAAATACGCGGCCAAGCCGATTAGCAAAACCGCCACCAGATAAATGGCGAAGGTGATATACATGGGATTCATAAGTTCTACTCTTTCTTTAAGGTTTTTCTTTTAACATCGTCTTATTTGACGGGCAGCTACCCGTCGGTATTGCGACAGGCCGTTTATACTTTACACCGCTATTTTTTGTCAATCTTTGCAAAGTAGGACTTGATTTATGCTAAATTAAATTGAGTAAAAGTAAATTTGAAGGATTCAAACCGGCATTGTTTGAAACAACGCAAAGGCCGTCTGAATTTAAACCATGAAAAATTCAGACGGCATTTGCAGCAGAAAAGTAAATGAAAAAAGCAGCCTTTAAAAGGCTGCTTTTAAATTTGGTGCCGGCGGCACGCATCGTCAGCATCTTGCATTTAACGTAACATAAAAGGTTTTATGCGTATAAACAAGATACTTGCATAAGTTTCGGCGGCGGCTGAAATGCACTTAAGGGGATATAGGCGGGCTTAATGTTACTAATCTGTGGTACAAATTCGGCACGAAATCAGGTTATGCACATGTGATTCGGGCGTGTTGGGGTGCATCCGTCGGCAGAGTTTTGGTTTGGACGGGCGGGATGCCTAACCTGCCTCCGCGCGCACTCCCTCCCGCCCGCGCAGCCTTTGTGAAAAAACGTTAATTTTATGCAGTCAACCGGGGACGGGAAAGCTATATCCGGCAAGGGTTGCGGCCTATTTTTATATAAGCATTTTTTATGCGTTTTTATGCACGGTTACGCATTTTTATGCTGTGTTATGCAGCGAAAAAAATGGCGTTTTATGGAGGTGTAAAAAAATCCTGCCACAAGGGCAGGGGTCGCGCATCAGCTCGCGGTAAACGGAGATTTGCCTGCCCATTTTGCGCAAAACAGGATCAGGATTCGGCAGCCAACCGTTGAAACCGCTGAAAAACGGGCGGGAGCGGCGAGATGGGTAGATAAACCCTGCGGCTTGAAGGTCATGATACCTTGACTGGTTTTGAGTTTGAGGTGGGGCTTGGGCGTGAATAAAACTTTCTACCAAGAAGGTAAGCACAATTCATATATTTTTTGCCAGAGATATGGTAATGATTGAGCCGTATCTTTTATAAACTTGAAAGGATTGCGTGGATTCCAATGTTTAGACGGCAGTTTTGCCAGTATCAGAAGTAGAGGGTAAGAGGCCAGTAGTATTAGAAAAATTATAAATCTTGCTGCAAGCAATACCGTAAAAGGTAGTGATGCAATAAGCGTAATTGCCACCAATGCGGGTAAACACAGGGTGAAAATAATTTTCTCAATGGTTTTATCATTCATATCAATATCCTTTAGTTAATGCAATTTTTCGGCGGATTCGGCGGCTGGCAAGGCCGTCTGAAACGGATTTCGGGGCTATTTTTTGTCGGCTTCCGGCTCGATCCGATATGGCTCGAAGCGGAAAATCTCCAGCCCGAGCCGGTCGTTAATGTCCAAAAAGGTTTGTTGTAGCGGCTCAACCTCATTTTTAGCAAACACCTTGGCAACAGTTGCCGCGTCGCCCAGTCCGCCGGTATTTTTCGGTACGATGCCCATCAGTGCGGGCGGCACTCGGTGGATGGCCAGCATATCTTCCGCGCTGACCTGCTTAATATTTAAAAATTCGTCTTTGGCGGCTACCTCGGCGATGGGGATTAGCTTAATGCCGTCAGGATTTCCGCCCGGTGAGCGGAGCAAAACATTTTTAAAATTGCCGTCGCCTTTGGACTGCCTCAGTTGCTGTTTGACCTTCGTCCAGTCCTCCTCATTCATTTTGCTTTCGGTGGCATACAAAATAAAGCCGGCATGCGATCCGTTTTTATAGTAACGCACCCTAAACTTAGTCGCGGCGGCGTTAAGGTCGGCGGAATCAATGGCGGATAGGTAATACGGCAGGCCGTATACCTCCTGTTGCAGCGTTGGCTGCATCAGATGGATGACGTCGCGGCCGTCTAAAATTTCGTAGTTTGTGCCTAAAAAATCATTGCGAAGATAAACAAAATCGCGCAAATTGGATGCCCGTCGCATATAAAGTGCAAGCCGACTTTGCAGGCTGACGGGCTTGCCGTAGGCGTTGCGCTGTATCTCTAGGTATCCGTTGCCCAGCACTAAGTAATTGTCGGCCAGTTTTTCAAACTCCGCACGGGACAGCAGCGGCGTGGGCTGAAAAGTTACCTTTAAAATGTTGATTTTCATTTGTAAGGCACTGGCATGGTGCAGGCCGTTTTTGCGCAGCTTCAGCAAGTCCATCCATGAGACGGGCGGCTCAAAATAGCGGCCGTTATCCGTACACCCCACGAAGTCGAGCAAGCTGTGTTCGCCCGTCAACTCGTCAAAACTAAAAATCTCAATATCCATAATGTCCAATCCAATCTTAATAAATATCAACGCTGGCACGGCCGCCGAGATTGCCGTCCAATGGTTCTTGGTAAAACACCTGCAATGCCGCCCACGCCGTATCTGCATGACTTAATTCAGCGGTGCGGCCGCTGGCATAGGTTACGTTTTTCCCGCCCGCCGTCGCTACGGTTCGGATGCTCATAAAGGCGGCCGTTATGTCTTTGTGTGAAAGCTCCCACTCTACGCGCCCTGCCCTCATGAGCGCGTGCATCTTGTTGACCATCAGGTATTTTTCAGGCAACGAATACACCACGCCGATAACGGTGGGGAAAAACCCTTGCACCAACTGAAAAACCGCCGCGCCCAATCCCGTTTTGTCGATAACGATTTTCTCGACGTTGTACTGCTCAAAAGTTTTGCGGATAAAGTCGGCCTGCGCCTGAAAATCGTTGCCGTGCAGCATATGCCGGTCAATGATGCGGAATTTGTCGCCGAAGAATCGAGGCGGCAATACCACTACCAATGCCGCCGCATCGCCTGAATCTGCCGGGTCATAACCGATCCACACGGGCAGGTTGCCGACCGGGCGGGCGGCGGTCGGTTTGTAAAAGTCCTCCCATTCCTCCCACGAATCCACTGCGCATTTTTGCAGGTCGTCAAACTTAAACACCGTATCGCCTGCCTCGACAAACTCGCACATAAACAACTGGCGAAACTCGGCGGGCGAGTTTTCCAGCAGCAGTTGTTTGCGGTCAAAAAGATTACAGCCGCCGCGCTCGGCATCGTCCAGTGTAACGATGTGGCGGAATTGGCCGTCTTCACACAACCGCCCGCCGCTGAGGGCGGCGTGGGAAATGTCCAAAGAGATATGCTCCGACTTCGGCCGCCCCTCGTTAAAATACTGCCCGTTCCAAAAGCTGTAAGCGGGGTGCGAGGTGGACGACGGCGTGGAAAAATAAGTAATGCGGTATTGCTTCTGCGCCGCCATCGGCTTCGCCAGCCGCGTCAATTCTTTAAAGTCGGGAATCCAAAAGTATTCGTCCACATACAAATCGCCATGCCGCCCCTGCGCCGTGCGGCTGTTTGTGCCAAGAAAATAAAGCGTCGCCGCATTTTGCAGGCGGATTGCATCGCCTTTGAGCTCCACGCCCACGGATTCGGCCAAATCGACGATGTATTGCTTAAATTGAAACGCTTGGGCGCGGGAAGCAGATAAAAAAATCTGATTATTCCCACTGGTCAGTGCCTTAATCAGTGCTTCGCGGGCGAAGAAAAAGGTCGCACCGATTTGGCGGCTTTTGAGCAGGTTACGGAAGCGGGCATCCAGTCCCAGCCAAAACCGCTGATAGTCAAAAAGCTGCTCGTGGAAAATCTGCGTTGCCCGGGTAATCTGCTCGTCCGAAAAGAAATTCGGTTCCGCTTTTTTCGTGCCTCGCGTCTTATTCCTGCGGGTTGGTTCCTGAGCAGGCAGGCCGTCTGAAACGTCGGGCATAGCGTTGCCGAAATCCGCCCTCTCGGCTTCGGCCGACTTCCTCGCCTGCCCGCCGGTCAGTGCGTACAGGTTTTTAATTTCTTTGTAGTCCGCGTCCGACTTTGACGGTTTGTTAATCAGCAGGTGCAGGCGCGTTTCCGCACTGGCGGCGACGCGCTGCATCGGACTGCCGCCGTCCCAGTTGTCGCGGTTTTTCCACGAATAGACGACGGTCGGCTTGATATTCAGATGGCGGGCAATGTCGATGATGCGCCAGCCCTGCCAGTAAAGTTGCCGAGCGGAAACCCTCGGGTCGAGATTCGGCGGCGGCGCAGTATGTAAAATCAGTCTTGTCATATCTCAAAACGCAAACCTAAAAGCCCCGTATATCCCCTATTTCGGCGGATTTAAACCGCTGCCGCTTGTAAAACCCGCCCATAAAACCCGCCGCCGTTTACCCTCTTGCGCCCGCTTGTAAAAATAGGGCGTGATTTTTAATGGGGCGGGAAATGCCGGATAAAAACAGCAAAAACAAAGTGACCGACTGGCGCATTATCGGCGTCAGCGGCGACACAATGGACGGCCGACAAATCAGCGCGGCCGAATTAAAGCAAATGGCGGAGAGCTACGATCCTGCCGTTTATGGTGCGCGCATCAATTTGGAGCACTGCTATTACACATTCCCGGGCTGGGCGGGCGGCTATGGCGACGTACTCGAGCTAAAAGCGGAGCCGTGGCACAAAGATGAAAGCAGAACCGCCCTGCTCGCCCGCTTGAGCGTACTGCCGAACCTGCAAGAGCTGTGGGATAGCGGCGAGAAAATCTATACCAGCATGGAAATCGCATCGGATTTTGCCAAAAGCGGCAGGGCCTATCTGGTCGGGTTGGCGATTACCGACAGACCTGCCAGCTTGGGCACGACGGCAAATTTCAGCGTTGCCGCAGCGCAGGCAGACAAGGGCAAAACCTTTACGCCATATCATCTAACCGAAACCAACGAAAGAACCATCATGACGATTGCAGCAGATAAAAACGCGGCAGCAGCCGACAAGCCATTAACTGCCGAAGCGGCGGAAGGCATTTTTTCCCGCCTGCTTGCCAAATTTACCAAGGCGGAGGAGAAGCCTGCCGACGACAACAGCGGCGCACCGGAAGAAGCTCCGGCAGCAGACAAAAAAGAAGACGGCGGCAAGCCCGAAAAAGACGAACAGAATAACGGCGGCAAATACGCCGCGCAGTTGGCGCAGGCTGCCGAACTGTTGGAAAAATTTGCCGAAAAAAT